GAGCGAGCATCCCTCGCCGACCACATGCCACAAGCAAGAGCCGCCGGCCGAGGTCATCCCGCCCGCGGCCCCGATGGCCCGCCACACCCGCTCGCGCGGCGCGAACAGCACCACCGCCGCATCCCCCCGCGGCCGGCCGTCCACGATCGGGCGGGATATATCTGCGGCGCGAAGCCCATGCAGATGGGCGAGGTCGAAGTCGTCGCGGAACCGATCGCCTGCGGCTTGCTGGCGCTCGTCGATCGAGCCGGCGTCGAGCATCTTGGCCAAGGTGTCGCACACCCGGAACGGCCGGCCGATGGCGCCCCGCTCATCGGCGATCGTCTGATCGGGCGGGAGGATGCGATCATGCTGGCCACGCTCGGGCGGCGGTGCGGCCTCGGCGGCGGCGAGCGGCGAAGCGGCGGCGTGCGCCCGGCCTGCCGGCGCCGCCGAGCGCGTCGGGACAGCGGCCGGGCCGGGCCGGGAGCGTCAGACAAAGAGGAACCCGTCCGGCCGGGCCGCCTCGTAGACGCTCGGCCCGCTTTCGTTGGCAAGCGCCCGGCCGATCGCCGGCGCGTCGCCGACGATACTGTTCGGCCGGGCAATACTGCCGCCCCCAGACCAGCCATCCGCCGTCATCCGCGGGCGCGACCGCATAGAGGGCGGCGAGGTCGGACACGCTGGCGAGGTCCACGCCAACGTGCACCGCGCGGCCGGCAAGCGCGGCCAGCTCCACGGCCGCGCCGGCGCCTTCGTCGTAAGTTGGCATGTCAACCCAAGTGACGGCCGCGCTGTCGCCTCAAATGTTCAAATATAGTCGCTTGAACATCTCGCGCTGCGACGGTATCTCCGCCGCGCGCTTCGCCGTCATCCGCATCTCGTCGAGCGAGCGGAAGCCGCCGGCCAACGCCGGGTTCACGGCGCGCCACACCGCTTCGTCCTGCCAGTCGGCATCATGGGGCGCCTGGTAGAGGATCGGCAGGAACGTTTCATCCTCCGCCTCGCCGCGCTCCACCCTTCATCGCGTAGTCATACAGCTCCCAGGCAAGATCGCCGCGGCCGCGGCCGGCCGTGGTGGTGACGATCGTCAACGGACACAGCCGCTTGCCCATGCTCGAAACCAGCACTTCCCAGAGCTCGCGCGTGGGCCACGCGTGCACTTCGTCGGCAAGCAGCGTCGATACCGACAGGCCGTGCTTCGAATAGGCTTCGTGCGAGATGGCCTTGTAGGTGCTGTCCGACTTCGGGTGCACGATCAGCCGCCGGCTATCGACGATGCGCGCCACCTGCGACAGCTTCGGGTCCGCCCGGATCATCCGCGCGCTGCTGTTGTAAGCGATGCTGGCCTGCTCGCGATCGGCGGCGGCGGAAATTACCTGTCCGGCCGCGTCGCGCTCCGGGCCGAACAGGGACAAGAGCCCGATGGCGCTCGTAAAGGTGGTCTTGCCCGAGCCGCGCGGCAGCAGCATGAAGACCGTGCGCACCTTGCGGTGCCCGGCCTCGGTCACGTCGCCGAAAACCTTGCGCACGATGCGGGCCTGCCAAGGGGCCAGATTGAACGGCCGGCCGGCAAGCGGTCCTTCGGTCAGCCGCAGCTTCGCGATGAACCGCACGGCGCGCTCGCCCTTGCCCATCGGATCGGGAATCCGGCCTTGCAGAAAGCGGGAGCCCGTCAGGCAGCCCGGCGCGGTCGTCACCCGAGCATCCCCTCCCAGGGATCGCGCTTCGGCGCGTCCTCCTCTTTGCCGCGGCGGTGCGGCGTGACGCCGAGCTCGGTCGCCAACAGACGGGCCTCGCGGATCGCGACATGCTGCATCCGGAAGGCAGGGTGCGGCTTCGGCCCGTCCTCGCCGGCGATCATGCGGCCCTCGCGCGCCATCGTCTCCTCGCACTCCCGCACCTGCCCGGCGGCGACGCAGAAAGCTTCGAGCACCGCCATGGTGTCGGCCGCCAGCAGCCGGCGGCGGTGCAAGGCCGGCGCGACCCGCTTCCATTCGCGTTGCGCGTAGAGCGTGAGCCAGCTCGGCGGACCGGGGCAGCGGCCCGGCGCCGAACCGCCCTCGATCACCGTCAATTTCGGCTTTCTGCCCTTCATTCCAAAAGCTCCCATCAAGGGAAATTCCAAATTCGGCCGCGTCGCGCGCGACACCCCGGCTCGGTTCAGGCACCCGTCATAGTTGAAAATAAACCCCCTTTGCCCTTATTGGCGCCCTGGTCTGCAATGGTGCGTTGCGAATGGTGTGCACGGCACATTGCGCGGCAGTTGCCGGGATCGAGGCGCGGTCCGCCGTCGCGCAATGCGGTAATGTGATCGACATCGGTTGCGGGCTGGCCGCAGCCGGTGACGCAGCATGTTGGGTGCTGCCGCAGGTAGGCCAGGCGGAAGCTCTGCCAGTCCGCATCGTAGCCGCGCGCGGAGCGGGTGCCGCGGCTGCGGTCATAGGCGGCAGCGCATTGCGGACAGCGAGCGCCCGTGAACGGCGGGTGCCCGCGCGGGCAATGGCGGGGCGGCGCGTACGGCATCCTCAGCCTCGCACCGTCAATTCGATCCGGGCGAGGACGCCGCCGCGGTCGTAGAGATACGACACTGCTTCGATGTTGCGCTGGAAGCCTTGCACGGTGATTTTGTCGCCCTTGCGCAAGCGCCGCATGGAGCCCACGGCGGAGGGCGCCAGCACGACGCGGCTGTCGCCTTGAATGAGGCTGCCGACAAGCTCGGCCGGCCGGTAGCCGCGCACCCATGCGGCGCATGCGACCGATTGGTTTTCGGGCACGAGTCTGAGGGTCGCGGGCTCGCCGGCGCGGTCGAGAGCACGATCGAGGGCGGCGGCTTCGGGCGATGTCATAGATGCGGCTGCCGATACGCCGACAGCAACCCTTCGACATCGGCCGGCAATGCACCGGTGTTTGGCCAATAAGCGGTGTCGAGAATGTCCCGCACGTCCTCTTCGCGCACCATTGGATCGCGCTGGCGAGCGAACCATGCGGCCTTGACCAGCGCGATTGTCGCGCGCTCGATCGCCTGCGGCAGCGTGCGATTGGCCGCGTCAGGCAAGATGTACCCGGCGTCGTATTGGACGACGATCTTGCCCGGACGCCAGCAATCGCGGCTGTCGGCGCCGTCCAGGCGATAGACGATGCCCCGGTCCAGCTCCATCTCGTAATCGGCCGCCGTGAGAGCGCTGCCGTCGTCGGTGACGCTGGCGACCGACACGACGGGCCAGCGCGCCAGCAGCAGCGAATCGGTGACGCAGCGCAGCCGGAACGTCTCCGAGACGGTTTCGAGGGCGAAGCTGCGGGAGCACCAGCCCCGCACCGCGTCGCTCGCCTGATCGATCAAGGCAGCAAGGAGCACATCGTCGCCGTCGTCCCTCAGGTCGAGCTCCATCCGGACCGCGGCGACGGTCGTAAGCTGCTGCCCGGGGGCGGCGGCAACGACGGTCAGCATCAGGCCGGCGGGTTCGCCGTCGGCGCAATGCGCGGGTAGCCCAGCAGCCAGCAGCCGGCAATGAAGATGTTGCCGCTGTCGTTGCCGCTCGGCGTGATCGTCACCCGGCAATAGCGTTTCGGCCCGACGTAGCCGATCTTCCGCAGCTCGTTGTCATCGTCGAACTGGAAGCCGGCCAGCGCCTCGGTGCCCAGCAGATATTTGTCATCGACCGCGGCGTGATCCGACAGATTGGCTGCGTCGCCGTCCTCGAACAGCACCGCGAAGGTGGCATTGGCGTCGGTATTGGCGCCGATCAGGATGACGAACTCGCAAGCGCCGAAGCCCAGCGTATCGACGATTTCGCTGACGTAGGGCGTATTGTCCGTTCCGGCTGCGACGGGCGACAGGCCGCGCTTGGGATAGATGTTGTTGTGTAAATCGCGCATTGAGAATTCTCCGATCAGGATGTGGCGATCTTGAGCTTGCGCAGCGCCTCGGCCTTGGCGACGCCGGCGGCAACGCGGCGGCGACCGTGAAACCGCGTCATCCCTTTGGTGGCGACGCTATATGGGTCGCGCAACACCGACAGCGGAACCCTGTCGAAAACCCGATACCCTTGCATGAAGTCGCCGAACACCACCGGAAAGGCATTGCCGGCGACGTCCGGCATGTCCGGCATCTCGACCACCGGGCGGCCCAGCAAGGTCGTTGCCGGCGAATTGGCAATGCCGGCCGTCATGAGCAGATAGGTCCCCGTAGTCGGGTCCTGGAGCTTGCGGACAGCGCCGAGCGTCGTGGCGTTCATGCCCCACGTGCCATTGGCCCGGTACGGCGTCGGCAGTGCATGGAAAAGGTCGATCAGCCCGCCTGCCGTGACGTTGCTGGCGTCGCCGCTGGGCGTGTAGGCCAATCCGCTGTCCTGCATGAACCCCAATGGCCGCTTGACGCCATTGCCGTTGACGAAAGCTTCGCCCTCGGCCCGCCCGAATTCTTCGGCGAACTCGAAGGACAGCTCCGCCGCAATGTCAAAGGCCGCATCGTCGAGAAGCGCATTGCTGACATCGACGTAGCACGCCAGCTCGCGGACATCGTAACGAGTCTGTCCGAAACTGGCGCTGGTCTCGGGACGATCTTCCTGTTCGTCAACCCATGCCGCCGTCAGACCGCCAGTGCGGCGCG